GAAGCAAATCTTGCAAAGCCAACACCGCGCAGCGATTTGCTTAAACGTCAGATTGCAAATGAACAAACGGCATTATCAGAATATGCAAAAAATCGCATAGCGCAAACTGGCGCAGACACCAATTTGGTCGATCCATACGCCAGAGGCGAACGCATTAACAATGCTTTTGCAGGCGGCTATAACAAAACCAGTGGTGAATTTGAAGGTTTGACCGGCTTTTTGCAAAAAGAAAAAAGTGCGTTATATGACGAAGCAAAACGCACAGTTGGAACAAATCCAATTGAAAGCAGCACCATTGAAAAACTGTTGAACAATCCGCAATTTAACTCTACTGCAAAAGCATCAGGAGTAAATTTAGAAGGTTTTAAAGAACTTTTGCAACAACACAAAACAACTGGTTTTGAGAATGCTGCTGCAAATTCTATTAACAGCATGGAAGAATTTAGAAAATCAATTAACAAAACATGGTCTCCAGATAGAAAATATTTTATTGGAAAAATGGTTAATTCTATTGATGAGGATATTGCCAAAGCAGGCGGTCCTGGCCTACTTAAACAAGCCAGAAATCTGCATGAAGCAGAAAAAACATTGTTTGCGTCAAAAGGCATCAAAACAATGTTTGGTGAAATTGATCCCAACGGCGTGCAACTCGCAACCAAGTTTGAGGATATACCCAAAAAGCTAAACAGCTTAGGCGCCGACGAATGGAAACACATCTACGACACCGCCGATCAACTGTCAAAAGGTCGGGTGCGTGGTGTTGGTTTTGATATTGAAGTGCCGCCGGAAATAAGGCAGGCAGCACAATCTGCCAAGAATGAAATGCGCGGCTCGATTGCGCGTGAGATTTACGAAGCAGGTTCAAACAAACTAGGCGTTTGGAATCAAAACAACGCCAACAAAATAATGAATGCTCGCTGGCAAAAGATTAAATATTCTTTTGATCCAGAAGAAGTGAAAAAGCTGCACACACTAAACTATGCAGGCCAGCTCATGCCGGGTGTTCATGCTTACGAAGGCGCCGCGCTGCAAGGCCAGCGGCTGCAGGGCATTATTGAAAGCAATTTAGGCAAGTTAGGCGCCACTGTCGGAGGATCTGCGGGTGGTTTTCTTGCAGGACCGCCGGGTGCTGCCGCTGGTGCTTACATGGGCGGTCAACTTGGTTTAAAAGGCGCGGCAGCAATGGAAGCCAAAGCACTGCAAAAGTCAGCTGAAACGCTGCAGAAAGAAATGAAGCGCAACGCTCAACTTGGTAAAAATAACATCAAGGACATTGGCAAATAATGGCAACCTCTACCGAACTCGACGTTCGCCTGACCTCGCACGAAGCGGTGTGCGAGCTGCGCTACGAAACCATCAACGCCAGATTAAAGCGCATTGAAATGATTGGCGTTACTGCTGCGGGTGCCATTATTATGTTGCTGCTAAATTTAGTTATGAAAGGCTGACCATGAAAACGCTATTGCTGCTGACCTTGCTGTCGACCAACGCGCTTGCCGGTGGCGTCAATCTGATGATCTGTAATGGTGAGTTTGCCTTGTGTGCTGCGTCTGCCAGCGTGCCGACGGGCAAGACCATCAAGGTAGATGGTAAGGAGTTCCAAGAGGGCATGGCCGTCTGCCCAGTGTTGACCGGCAAAGCCATAGCCAATGCGGATCTGATGAAGGGTAGCTGCAAAGCACCGCCGGGTAAGGTCTGGTCGCTGTTCTCGACGGTAACCGAGTATCCCCAGGCGCCAAGCTGGGCGGTCGTCACCATGACACCCAGGACGTTCGTCACCACGACCGCCGCCGGTGGTGGCATGTCGAACCAGTGGTCATTTCTGTGCGACAAGCAAGCCAAGAAGGTCAACAACGTGCAGCTCGCCAATTGTTATGGCCCGATCAACGAGTCACCGTGGAATAACGGCCATGTTCCACCAGGCAGCACTGCGTTTACTGCGGCGCCGGTTGGGGCGGCAAACCCTGTCGGCGGTAATGTGCCGTGAACCCGTTACTGCTCTCTGGCCTGTTTGACTTGGGCAAAGGTCTGATCGACCGCCTGTTCCCCGATCCGGCGGCTAAAGCGGCGGCGCAGCTTGAGCTGCTCAAGATGCAGCAGGCCGGTGATCTAGCACAGCTCGCTGCCGACACCGATCTGGCAAAGTTGCAAATCCAGACCAACCTTGCCGAGGCCGCAGGCAACTGGTTTACTGCTGGCTGGCGACCGTTCATCGGCTGGATCTGCGGTGTGTCGTTGTGCTACGTGGCGATCATCGAGCCAGTGGCGCGGTTTGTGGCGCAGGTTTGGTTTCACTACACCGGCGCGTTTCCGACAATCAACACCGATTTGACCATGCAAGTGCTGCTCGGTATGCTCGGGCTTGGGGCTATGCGGTCGGTTGAGAAAATTAAAGGCGCAGAGGGCAACCGATGATTAGTAATTTTCCCGCGTCATTGGCTCTTGTTCTTAAGTCAGAAGGCGGTTTTGTCAATCATCCGAATGATCCCGGCGGCATGACCAATCTCGGTGTGACGCGCAATGTGTGGCGGGAATGGGTTAACCGCGATGTGGACGAGGCCGAGATGCGAGCACTGACGCCCGAGCTGGTGACGCCGTTGTATAAACAGCGATACTGGGATGCTTGCAAGTGTAGCGACCTGATTCGCGGTGTTGACTATGCCGTATTCGATGCTGCCGTGAACATGGGGCCAGGACGCGCTGCAAAGCTGCTGCAAGAGGCGCTAGAGGTCAAGGCAGACGGTGTTATCGGCAGGGCCACAATCGCTGCTGCAACCGCTGCCGATCCGGTTGAGTTGCTGGAGGCGTTTAGCCTGGGCAAAGAAGCGTTTTACCAGTCCTTGCCCACTTTCTCGGTGTTTGGTAAAGGTTGGCTGAACAGGGTAGCTCATGTTCAAGATGCGGCAGAGGGGATGATGGGCTAGTTGCCGTTTTTCTCCCGCAGTTTTTTGTTTGCCCAAATCGCACCAAGCGCAAAATATGCTGCGTGATCATCTTTCAGGGCTTCGGCATCAATTTCCTCATCCGTCAGCCAGACCCATTTCCTGCGCGGCGGGGCGGCATACAGCGTCAGTTCCGGCACATCGACCGCCACGATTTCCGCATATGTCGTGGGCTTGGCCCAACGCATCTGGTGCGTCTGAAAATTGTAAAAGGCCACCGGCTCCGCAACTGTTAAGGATTCCTTAATAGCTGGTTCCGCAAGCGCGGCTTCAAGGGCTTCAATTTCTTCTCTCGCGCACTCAAGACCATCTAAACATTTCAGGGCCAGCAATGCCGCTTTAGCGGCTTCTCTCAGTTTGTTGCTCATCGCATCACCAGCACTGTGCAGACGATCACCAACACGACAACGACAAGACCGATCCTGCCGCAGTCGGCAAAGCCTTCGGAATATCCCTCATCGTAATCATTCCAGTTACCCATAAATCCTCCGATCTTTTACGGCTAAAAAAGACACGCTTTTGCGCTCAAGACATGACCTGCACTTCCAGATTCTGCGTGTGCCTTTTGTGATTTTGACCAGTTTGTAACCGGCTTCTCGTCGGCAGGACTGGCAGACGGGGGCGATCATTTTCGCACCTGCTTGATGGCAGGCACGCCTTGCACCTGCTGGCGGTAACGCCGGATCGTAGCGCCCACATCGGTTTTTGCCACATTAGTCGGGATAAACGGGTATTCGATAATGTAGATCTTGCGCTCGCGCAGGTAGGCAATGGCGGCTTCCAGTTTGTCGTTCATGATTTCCTCTCATTCCAGCGTTGGATTGCTACCTCAAGCGACTGGTCTAGATCGGCGTGGGGGCCGATCATCTGGCATTCCTCGCAGCAAATTGCGATCACATTGGGTTTAACCTCGTCGACCAAGACATCCTCATTACCGCAGAATGGGCAGGGCAAAATAACGATCTGGCGTTTCTGGCGCTGCTCGCGGGCTGTTTCCCAGCGGTCCAAGTCTTGGCTAAACTGGCGTTCTATTTCGTCAAAGGCATCGCGGCTCATTTTTTCACCCCTTTTGCTTTTTTGGACTTTTCTTTTTCCTCTTTTTCCCACGGCAGATCGTCGACCAGATCTTTGAAATGGTCAACCGGCTGTGCTGTCGTAATGTCGCAGTCAAACTCGGTTTTAATGCTGGTCAGGGCAAAATCACCAAGCAATGACTTGTCGACCAGGTTGGTTATGTCCTGGCTGGTGTAAATCGGTTGCTGGAACTCGGTGCCGGTGATCTTGTTGCGGTAGGTCAGCAAGTTATTGCTGGTCGCATCCATCAATTCCGCAAACCGGCCGAGCAATGTCGGAATATGGCGGTGCTCACCGCATCCGGCACGTTGCGCTGATACATCCATGTCAGGTTTAGCCTGTGCACAGCTCCAGCGGGCCTCTCCGTCAATCTCAGGCGTCGAATGGGCGCAGGTTCGGCAACTGACAGCCGGCGCCTCGGTGCCGTAGCACTGGTCTTTAAACCGGCAGAACTTGCAGGTAAAGTTCGTGGCATCGTCGGCCAGCGTGACCGCGGGTTCCGGCGCCGTGATGATGCGCTCGGCTCGCTGGATGGCCAGATTGAAGGCATCCTTGTCAAATTCGATGCGCTCGGTGTAAATGTCGTCGGTATTCTTGTCGACCATGATATACATAGCGCGAGTGAGCTTTGCCCAGCCCATGTATACTTGCATCTGCACCCAGTGTTGCGGTTTGGACTTCTTTACCCCATTTTTTACCATCGCGGCAAAGCTCTTGGCGTTTGCGGTCTTAAATTCGAGCAAATGCGGCGTCTTGGGCGCCTCCGGCAAGCCCAGCCCGACACCGTCAAGACTGCCTGCAAAATGGCCGCTAACGGCTTTGTAACGCCACTGGTTGCCATCTGCATCCTTATCCCACACCTCAACACCTATGGCACGCAGATCCGCGATCAGGCGCGGCTCTTGATGGTTGCCGCTGTCAAACAGGCGCAGCATCCGGCCATCGAAGTCGGCCGGTTTTGCCCAGCGGAAAGACAGCCACAAGTATCTGTCGCATTCGTGGCCGATCTCGCTGGCGCCAAGATGCGGGCGCCCCTGCCGGTCTGCGCTGGTTTCGTAATGTTTGAAAATGGCGGTGCGGGTGCTGTTTTGCGGTTCTGGTAATTCTGCCATGATTCCTCCGTAACGCCGGGGCGTTGCCGCCCCAGCTTGTGATTACTTCTTTGCCCAGGGCGTGGCTGCCGCAACCTTGCCAGTGGCAAAAGCGGCCGGTGCTGTCGGTTTAGCTGCTGGCGGTTTAGGCGCCGGTGCGCCGGTGGCCGTTGAATACCCCTTGATGCGGTTGGTCATCTGGCCGCTTTGCGGGTTCAGCTCTTGCACCACATCCACCGTGAGGGGGATATTGTGCAATTCCTCGGAATCACCCGGTTCCATGATGCCGACACAGTGGCAGATGGCGCTGAGTTCACGCTCGGCGATCTGGACCGCGGTGGCGTTGGGGTTGACCAGGTTAAGCCTGGTCCACAGCTTGCGACCTGAGTGCTTGGTGTCGCCGATGACTTCCATCGTCAGCATCAGATACTCGCCGGTGCCTGCTTTTGTTTCCTTCATTTCGGAATCCGTTATGATCACTTCAAAGCGACCAGCGGGCAGGGCGTCAAACGACTGTTGCGGTTCTACAGCTGCGGCATTGAAATTATTAAGTGAGGCCATGATTATTTTCCTTTGGTTTGGTTGGGTGCTGCGGTTGTCATTGCATCTGCTAGGGCCGACCAATCAAGCGGCAGGCTGTCCGGCAGGCTGTAACGATTCTTTGCGAGATAAGCGGGTTTCTCGGACGTGTAAAGCAGGCGCTCGCCGGTGCTGATGCCGCGGCTCACCTTGTTGTTAAAACCCACATCTGACGATTTGACGATCGTCTTGTAGTTTGCAAAGCCCACCACATCGCACCATTCCTGCACCAGGGCGCTGCTGCGGGCTTGCAGTTTGGGTTGATAACGCTCATACGGCTCGACTTCGGGGCTGTCAAACCGCTTGATCTCGCAGTGTGCCAATAGAATGCTGGCCATGCCTTTGACACGCAGGGCGGTCAGATCGTCTAACACTTTGCGCCAGAGATCCGCGGCGATCACGGCGCCTTTGCCGTATGCCAGATCTTTTGCATCATACTGGCCGTTGATCTGTTCCCAGATCAAGTTATCTAGCCAATCCAAGCTGTCGATAACACACGTTTGGAAGTCGTGCTCGCCTTGCAGAGCTTTTAAGGATTCCTGAACATCTGAAAACTTGGTTGCCAGCGGGAAGTGATCCGCTTCAAGGCGCCCGAGGCCGTCCTCGGTCAAGATGAAAATCGGTGCCGGTGCGCTGGCGCCAAAGGTCGTCTTGCCCAGCCCATGCGGGCCGTAGACCATGATGCGGGGCGGCTGGATACTGGTGTTGCGAGATATTGCTTGCAGGTTAATTGCCATGATTCCTCCGTTAATTTAATGAAAACAGTAAAACAACAAAAATCCAAACTGCTGCAAATGTTACCAATCCTAAAACACAATCAAGAATAATCTGTTTCATATTTGCCCCCGATCGTCACAAATGTCTTGCGCCATTTCTTCGACGCAGTCTGAATCTTCCAGATGTTTCTTCAGCATGGCCTGCACTTTGTCGTAGAGGCGCTCAATGCGAGCTTCAAGGGCGGGTTTGTTTGTGCCGAGGGCAGCAACCACCAGCTCAAAGGCAAAGCTATGGTCTAATTCCTCGCTCACAAAATCGTAAAGGTCAACCTCGGTGCGACCTGCTTGCGGGAATTTGCCAGTGTCGAGCACTTCCTCAACAATGGCATCAAGGGCGTCTGCGCGGTCATCGTCTGACACTTCGCGGCTTGTGGCGTTG